GACTAGGTGTTGATTCACGACTACAAATTCACCCGCTAGGGTACGCCTCAAATAGATATTGGTGGTATAGGGTTCAAAACATTCATTATTACCTAGGATTTGGGCTGTAGAAGCCGTGGGCATTGGGGCTAGGAGGAGACTATTCCTGAGACCCCTAGTCTTCACCCTCTCCCTCATTGCATCCCAGTCGTATCTACCACTGAATTTAGTCTCACCCTCCCACATATCTGGTTGGAGAATACCTTGGGATGCTGGGGATCCCTCAAAACTCTCGTAGGATCCCTCAACCTCGGCCAATTCCGAACTCGCCTCTAGGGCTGCGTGATAAATGGTTTCAAAGATGTGGGCATTCATGAGCCTAGACTCCTCACAATCAAATGGGAGACCACAGAGGATAAACACATCTGCTAGACCTTGGACACCCAATCCAATAGGGCGGTGTTTCATGTTGGACCTCTTAGCAGTCTCTACAGGGTAGAAGTTGCGGTCAATCACGCGATTCAGGTTCTTCGTGACAGTCTTGACTACATCATGGAGTCTATCATGGTCAAATGTCTTTGTCTCCCTATCCACATATTTGGGTAGGGCTATGGATGCCAAGTTGCACACAGAAGTCTCATCCTTGTTGGTGTACTCTATGATCTCCGTACACAGATTTGAGCTTTTAATGACTCCCAAGTTCTTTTGATTACTCTTTTTGTTGCATGCATCTTTGTAGAGCATATAGGGGGTACCAGTCTCAGTTTGGGATTTAATAATAGCCTTCCAGATCTCGGTGGCTGGTACGGTTGAGTTGGCTAGGCCCTCATTTTCATATTTTGTATAGAGTGCTTCAAAATCCTCGCCATAGACATCTGAGAGACCTGGTGCCTTATCTGGACAGAAGAGGGACCACTTACCCCCCTCCTCAACTCTCTTCATGAACAGGTCTGGAATCCATAGGGCTGAGAAGAGATCCCTACACCTAGCCTCCTCATCTCCTTGGTTCAATCTAATTTCAAGGAAATCCAAAATATCTGCGTGCCAAGGTTCCAAGTAGACGGCGATTGAACCCTTGCGTCTACCAGCTTGGTTTACATACCTAGCGGTTGCGTTGAAAACCCTAAGCATTGGGATGATACCATCGGATTGACCATTGGTACCCCTAATCCTAGATTTATTGGACCTCACATCGTGGATATGCATCCCGATACCACCTGCCCATTTACTGATTTGGGCGCATTCTGTGAGAGTCTCATAAATTCCGTTTATAGAATCTTCCTTATTTGCGATTAAGAAGCAACTTGACATTTGTGGTCTTGGGGTACCGGCGTTAAATAGGGTGGGTGTGGCATGAATGAACAACCCTTGGGACATTTTATCGTAGGTCTCAATGACGGCTGGAATATCCTTCCCGTGGATACCTATGGATACCCTCATGAACATAAATTGGGGGGTCTCAACGATTTTACCGTCTAGGCGTTGGAGATAGCTCTTTTCTAGGGTTTTGAGACCAAAGTAGCCAAATTCAAAATCCCTCTCGGCTTTGATGTCATCCTTGACTTGGAGGGATACATCTGCTACTTCTTGGGTCACGATACCAGCTTTTTGTAGTTTTTTCATGGCGAGGTTAAAATTTTTAGGGCATACTTTTTGGATATTACTGGCGACAATACGTGTAGCTAGGGTCTCATAATCGGGGTCAGAAGTGATCATCCCCACACAGATTTCAGCTGAGAGGGTGTCAATCTCTTGGGTAGTGATACCATCATAGAGGGATGAGAACACCTGCTGAGCAACCTTGGATGAGTCACATTTATCTGAGAGTTCGTGTGTCAAGTTCTTGATCCTATTGGTGACATTATCAAATTTGATATCCTCAATACGACCTGAGCGTTTAGTGACCCTCATCTTATTATATCTAACATTCCAATTTTATTTTTAACTTACTTCCTGCACTCGAGATCTTTGCTGCGAACAGCGACTGTTCCAACAACCTCCATCTTTCTGGTTGGTTGGAGAAGGTAGGTGTTGACGAAAAATGGCCCCATCTCACCTGCTGGTGCTACTGGGGCGTAGGAACCAACGAAGCATGTTGGTGGTTCACAAGGGATTTTTTCAACATTGGCACTTTTTGCGGCGTACACTTCATTAAAGTCAGCAAAGTTGAGCATTTATTATATGTGTATAATTTTTTTCGGCGAGTATATTAAATGTGTGACCTCAACCTCAGTTCTATCCAACAGTGTGAGACTCCATTGAACACCCTGTTCTTTTCAGAATTTAATAGAAATCTTCTTCAGCGTGGGATCCGCCAGACTTTCAAGAACAGTTCTGGAATCGCCATAGATTACCAAAACCCAGATGACCTCTACAGTATCATGCGAGTTGTGTTTATCAACAATTCTGGGGATCACTACAACAATGTCAACGAACAGGTCAAGTTTATGAACTCCCGAGTCATTCAGACGGCCGTATCCCAAATCCAAACGGGTGTGTCACAGTACATCGCCTACGCGAATGATATTGACACGACTAGGGAACTCATGAATAGACCTATCAACACTAGTACGGTCGGCAAGAAAATTGATTTCAATGATAAGATTGGAATTAATTAATTGTATTAAAGTTTCTGTGTCTTTACTGAATAAGAATGAGCTTGAATTTCTACAAGACTGAAACTGAAAAGGTATGTAAATCCAAGGGTTGGGACAGGGCCGCTGTAGATACTGTTTGGCTCCTCCTGACTGAGGAGTTTGGTGAGTTGGCTTCTGCGATTCGTCAGTATAAGAAGACGTTCAAAAAGACTGGGCTAAAAAAGGAGAGGGGTACAGATGTGATGATGGAGATGGGGGATGTTTTTAGTTATCTCTTTCAATTGGCTCATATGTTGAATGTGGATCTAGATAAAATGTGGGAAGTACACAGTTTCAAAATGAGTACTAAAAATTATAATCTGAAGTAATAACAACAATGAGTAAGTTTATGCTCAATGATGAGGATGCAATCAATGATGTTAACCCATTTGTCACCCACGAATTTTCCCTTCCAGGGAGTGTGAGACAAACGAGTAATTTTGATGACTTTCAGGAAGTTCCACCAAGTGTGGGACTTCCAGTTAAAGAGAAGAGTGTGTATTGTGATTATGGTCTATGCGCTGAGGAGGATGAACCTTGTCATATAAACAGGTCGGTCCAACCTCACAGGAATATTGATTATGGTTTCACGAGGGATAAGAAGCCTAAGGTTGGTGTATCAAATAAAAGTATTCCTTGGCGTATGATTTTATTAATTTTACTCATTATTGCCCTAGCTCTATTATACGTAAAACTCTAATGAAATATTCTAGTCGCGACATACTCTTACACTCACGAATTGGGTGGGTAAGTTGTTTTTTACAAAATTTTTTAAGAAACTCCATTTGCCAAGCACTATCCATATTCACGTATGGTGGTTGGAATGTGGGATCTATAATTTTTACAGCATGTGCGATCCTCACGTATACAGTATTTTCTTGGTCATAGGTGAGAATATTCTCAATAATCAATTCTGCTAGACGCTGCCTCACTTCAAGAGTCTTTTTGACCATCGTATCCAAGAACTTGTCGTATTGAATGGACATTTTTTGGGATTGAAGGTAAGTCCAATCGGCTAGGGGTTCTGTTTCAATATAGTCTGTGTAAGATATATAGCCCCTATCCTTCACGTAACGATCATATACAATCTCAACGTATGAGATATCAGAATCAATATCGTGTACATATTTAGCAGATTTTAGGAATGAAGTCATGTATTTTTATATCATATTAAATCTCTAAGTAAAAAATATTTCATTATATTATAACAAAAATGGCTTTAATAGCAGCCGCTATAGGTGGAGTTTCTCTGTGTGCATCTATGTCATCTAGTATCGCAGCTGCTTTAACGGGTGATGAGGACCCAAAGAAGCCAACGGGTCCAACGGGTCCAACGGGTCCAACGGGTCCAACGGGTCCAACGGGTCCAACGGACCCAGCCAAAGAAACTCTTGTTAAAAATCCAGTAGGAGATATAAAAACAGTAGAAGATTCGCAGTTAATTGAAAGTCAGGAATGGCGTGATAAGAACCCTGGTGCAACGATCAAAGATGTTGGTGGTGGGTGTGGAGAACTTAAAACATATGATGATAATGTAACATACCCAGGAGCAAGTCCTGATAATTATTATAATTATTGTCAGAATGTCATAAAAACTAAGGAATGTGCTATTAAAAATTGTAGCGTTCCTCAAATTGTTGGAGCTTGTAGAGATGAATGTAAACCATATATATAACACCTAAGTGACTCGGAAATACGTGAAAAGTATGCACTAGGAAAATGTATTCTACAATCGCCAATAACAGTTTTTCATATCTTCTTACTCTTGATGATATTAGGAAGAACTTACCAGATAATATTAGACCCTCATGGATAAAAATTACAACAATCACTATGGTATCAAGCTTTATCCAAGATATTGATATTCAAAGGCTTCGTAATATTTTTGAACATATCGGGGTTTATAAATTGAGTCGCAAGGGTTCCAAGATGGATGGGTTTGAGTGGAAATTGAAACCTACGACATTTTACAACCAAGTGACGCTCACCTATCATGACACTTACAGTACCAAATCTGTAAAGGTGTTCCCAAATGGTAGTATCCAAGTTGCTGGGTGTTGTGATCTTTTTGATTGTAAGCGTATTATTACCCAATTGATTCACATTTTCAAGGTGTTTCTCAATTTGGAAATCAATGTTCCAGTGGAATCTTTTAAGGTGGTTATGATTAATTCAAATTTCAGTCTCAATTATAACATCAATCTCATGATGGTGTCTGACTGGTTTGAGAAGTATGACAATATCTTTAAGGTTTCATTTGAACCTGATAGATATTCAGCCGTAAAGATTAAATTCAAACCAGCTGAGGATATGAAGGAGATTACTTGTAGTATCTTCAGCACGGGTAAGATTATCATCACTGGTGCGGAGACCCTAAAGGAAATTGCATTCGCCTACAATATTATCAATCAGCACATCAATGATAATCCGGGGATTAGAGTGGCCAGGACTTTGGAAACAGATGTCTTTGATGTGTATTTGGGGTACAAATGTGACCCTTTCGTCAAATACCTCAGAGGAAAGGGGTTCCAATCTTGGATGAAAACAATCACCAATCAAAGAATTAATTTCTAATTTTATAGTAATAAATATGTCGCAGCGACTCGGAATGGCCGATGGCCGATGCTTTACCATGCACTCGTCAGCACAACTCTTTAATAACTATGTCATGAAGCAAAACAATATTTCTTTTGAGGATAATTATTCTTACCGTAAACTTTTACAACAGCAGGGTCCCCAGCTTATGTCCCAAGTTCAGGAAGTCCAAGGGAAGACTAACTGCAACGACTGTAACGTACCCCTCCTCAAGATGCCTGACATTTACTAACTGAGAAAAATCCCTAAAAAAACTTTAAAACCCCCAAGTAGAATGACGACATGTTCTATATGTCTCAATGAGGTGAGGTCAACTAGGAAAAATCCTCCAATTAGATGTGGACATATATTCCATTCATGTTGTTTACAGGAGTGGAAGGATAAAGGTAAAAATACTTGCCCTATTTGTAGAAAAGTTTTTGATGCTTCCCAATTTAAGGTTACGTTGTCAATTCAGAACAATTACACAGCAGTGGGAAACTCTGTGTCATTGAATGATGAATCAATTTTCAATGTATTAGATTTATTTGATATTACATTTGATGTAGACAGTATACCAGATTTAGACAGTATTCTTTCTGACCTTGGGATGGGTCTTACCGACTTTGATTCCAGTGTTCTTGACACAGAATGAACCACAATAGGTTTCATAATTGAGACCTGGATAATCCTTTCTCGCTTTACGAGGATCTATGATGGCATTTCCCTTTGCATCAGTCAGAAGTGGACCAGTAGCCCAACCACGCTTGTGACTGAATACATTAGCCCTAAATATAATACGCTTACCAACTTTGAATGGACCAGCCTTCTTTATTCGTGATTCTGGAATCTTGAAGAACATAGCGACAGATTTGATAGTGTCTCCATTCTTTACCTTGTACTCAACAACACCATGTTGTTTATAAAAATGAAAATCACCTTGGCGGATATAATTTGTAGGTCTCCCAGGAGAAACAAACATCATCACCTTGTAATACCCTTTTTTACATTTTTCATTACCCTTAGCCTTGTATACCCTAGTGGGGTTATCGGAAACAACGCGTCGTCGTAAATCTTTACAGTGTGTGTAGGTGTGTGGTATGTTTGAGAGACCGGAACGATCCCCAGGAATTGATTTTTGCCACCTATAAGACTCATAATCCCCAACAGCGTAGGCATAACAATTATTATTTCCTATACCAGTGCGACCACCCCACTTTCTAGTTGTGTACTTCCTTTCCGAACCACTCAGCGGAAGTCTTTTCTGCATTTTATAGTCTGTATAGAAAAAAATATCCGTATGTAATAAATGATTCAAGAAGTTACCAAATCTCAGAACAAGTCTGACGCACTCAAAGAGTTTCTCATCTTTGTGCTCACTGTACTCATTAGCACTTTCCTTCTCCGCCTCGTGTGGAACAGGTCCCTAGTGAAGCACATCTCGGTACTCAAGCCTATCAGTACCCTCCTAGATGCTTTCGTCCTTGCCCTCTCTATTCAGATTGTCCGCGGTCTTTAAATTTCACTAAAACCCACAATTTCCTTACCATTTGGGTCATGAATAGTTGGGAAAGCTGACATTTTAGCACAATTCTCCTTGTCACAATCCACAAATATATAGGGCTTTCCTACTTTTTTCATATGTTCTAATTGTTTACGAGTCCATCCACATCCCATGGTCCCGTAAATAGTCCATTTCTTGTCACCAGTACCACCACCACCCAAATTCATGAGAATGAAAATATTAATAATAATGAGTGCAATTGTAATAATGAGCATTGTTTATTATTTAGAGAGATTTTTTATAATCATACATAATTCATCCTTCGTATAGAGACGACATTTGCGCTTATTTATTTTGAGTTCGTCATTCTTATCCATAAAAACTTTGGTCTTCTGGGTTATAGGGGTCTTGGATTTAGGTTTGGTCTTCTGGGTTATAGGGGTCTTGGATTTAGGTTCGGGAGGAGGGGTCTTGGATTTAGGTTTGGTCTTCTGGGTTATAGGGGTCTTGGATTTAGGTTTCTTAATTGGTTTCTTAAGTGGTTTCTTAGTGGGTCCGTTAGCCTTAGCCTTCGCTAGAACCTCCATGGCCTTGGCTACGGCTGTTTTACCATCAGATGGTGGTATAGATTTCTTGAGTTGTATTGTAGGCTTTTGTGTTGGTAATACAAATTTAGATTTCATATCTTTAAAAAAAGAGTGTGATAAAATTTTTTCAAGATTGGGAACATTCTTAGAATGATTAATACCCATATTCCCACGCAACCTCAATTTTTTCAATTTATTACTTTCCACAACCAAATAGTTCGGTGGTAAAATTTTAGTGATGAAAGATCTCACATAACTATGGACTTCATTTCTGGGTGGATTGACTATTGTGAAAATTGTTATGAGGAAGTAGTGCACATCATAGGATTTTGGAGAATTCTTGTAGATGCCAATATTTTTACGCTCCTCACTTTCAACGAGGGGATTTTTAATACCGGTAATGTTAGAAAACCCAAAATCAATAATAACTGGTTCAAATCCAGCATTACTTATAGTATACTCTGTACCCGGTAAAGTAATTTTTATATCCTTAATTGGAACATTTTTAATGATAATATTACCACCGTGTAAATCATGATGCCTAAAACTTGGAAATTTCTTTTGAATTCTATACAAGTTGTATAAAACCTGTGCCATAATAGATTTATATACATCTCGTGATACAGAAGTTTTAAAGAATTCATTCAAGGTCTTTCCGTCAATATATTCAAAGAACAATACATCCTTATCATCCTTACAGGACTTAAAGTGGTACATATCAGGGACACCAAGTCCCTTCAATTTATTAGCAATCTTGTATTCCAATTTAGCTGATGGATCTTTGGTAATCTTAATAGCAACCTTTTTCTCACATTTATCATCCATACACCCTGAATATACCGCACCATATTGACCTTCTGATACAAATTTCAAACCCCTCTTAACAGTTGAATTAAATTTTTTAACATATGTATGCATATGTGGCTTACACGCCTTATCACCTCTAAAGAAGGCTTTGACTTCCTTATTCATTTATTATAAATTGAGAAAATTATTGATAAGTTGTGGGGTAATATCAATAATAGTCTTGTTTTTTTATTTTTTATTTTTTAATGTGTATTTACATATCAACTTCCTCATCATCAACCTCGTCAATCTCATCCTCAGGTGGTGGCTCTAGACCTTGGAAGGCGAAGGAGTGTAGCTTGGCAGATTGTTCAAAGAGGCACTGTTGGAGACGGATAGTCACACCAAACTTATTATCAATGAACCAAATTTGATTCAAGTCAATGATAGCCATAACCTTTTGACCCTTTTCAAGGCTATCAATGGGAACTTTATCACGACGCATAGAATACGCCTCTGGGACAAATTCACCATCTGGCTTGGTCAAAACCTTGAGCTTGATAGTGGATGGGTACTGCTCCTTACCAGGCCTAATCATAGGCTTGTAGAGAGCCTCCTTGAGAACAGCAACATTAAACTCCTTACCAAGCCACTCCTTAGAGTTGGCCGCGACGGTGTTGACGATGATATCATCTAGCTCCTTGAGTTTATCATGAAGTTCCATAGCCGCAGTGTTATCGGCGTCAAATGAAAGGTCGAGAGAATAGGAAGTACGACCAGTACCCTCATCAGTGAAAACACTCAGGCCGAATGGGGAACGCATGAATGGAAATTGAATGTAAATCTTTTTGTTGTCGCCAGCATTGAGGTAGACAGCCTTACCACCATTCTTGTTCTTGCGAAGCTTGGAGAACTTGACGGCGGAAGGAGAGAAGTTGGTAGATTGTTGAATAGAGAGCGACATTGTTAGTTGGTTATATATCTACTACTTGCCTCAGCTTTAAGTAAGTTTTTTATGAAAATTATTCAAGCCAATGATTTTCCCTATCACCAGTGACTGTTAAATTTTCAGCTTTACTTTTACCCCAACACACATCTTTAGCCGTATTGAAAGTTACTAATTTACATCCAGGTGTTTTACCACATTTATTAATACACACTTTGTAACTTGCTTTTGGTGTAGTTCCGGCATGATAACTAAATAAATCATTACCTGGATAATCTATACCAGTCTCTATCCTAATATTAGGTTTACTTATAGTTTCTGAGCCCTTTTCAATAGTTCTATAAATTCCAGAGTCCTTTGGGTCTATGGACATTGTTATTCCAACCAATGATTTACCCTATCAGTATGGGGAGTTTTATTTTCAGCTTTACTTTTACCCCAACACAAAGTCTTAGCCTTGTTGAAAGTTACAAGTTTACATTCAGGTTCTTCATCACATTTATTAATGCACACTTGTTCACTTGCTATTGGTGTAGTTGTAGAATGATAATGAAATAAATCATTACCTGGGTAATCTACATCAGACTCTATCCTAATTTTAGGAGCAGTTGGACCCGTTGGACCCGTTGGACCCGTTGGACCCGTTGACTTCTTTGACTTCTTTGTGTCCTCTGGGTCCTCATCACTCGTTAAAGCAGCTGCGATACTAGATGACATAGATGCACACAGAGAAGCTCCACCGACAGCGACTGCTATTAAAGCCATTTTATTATAGTATAATGAAATATTTTTTTATTCACATATAACAAAAGTAATCATGGGTATCTTCAAAGATTGTGGTTGTGGATGCAATGGTAAAAAGCAGGAAGAAAAATTTATTATTTCGGTCATTTCTGGTCTGACATTCTTTATAGTCGCAAATCCAGAGACTTTCCGTCTCGTCAGGCGAGTCCTAGGTGAAGGGATTGCCACCCCCAATGGGTGTCCTTCTACTCTAGGTTTACTTGTTCATACACTCGTTTTTATACTCATCGTTTGGGGTATGATGAACATAAAGAAGGAGGTGAAATCAGGATGTGGATGTGGATCTGGTAGTAAGAAGGGTAAGAAGGTTGTTTTTGCCTCAACTACAGAGATGGTTGATGCCCCCGACCCCAAACCAGAATTTAGTGAGCCCCAAATTGAGCTCAGGGACAGTGGTCGTATCCTAGAGCCTATGGGTTTGGATTCTGCTGGTTCCCTATTTGATTAATAGCTTTGACGCTGTTCACCCAACTACAGCTGCATTTTTCACATTACGGTGAATAGCCTTATATTCACCATCTTTAGTGTCACTTCTATATACAACTGTAGAATTTGTCTTACATGGTTTTGTATCTTTAGGAGCGAAACGTATAGTTGGAGCACCATAATGTCCGAACGCTATTGGGCCATATGGTCCAACTTTATCAGATTCATTACCCGAAGAATCTTCACATGCGAACTTGTAATATTTATTCCAGGGTCCACCATGATTAGTACCATACCATAAATCTTCAGTCTTTCCTGTAGCTGGATTATTACCCTGATGCCTTAGGCCCTGTTCAATTGTATATAACCCAACTGGTTCTGGTACTTTACCATCACCATCACCACCCGTTGGACCCGTTGAACCCGTTGGACCCGTTGGCTTCTTTGGGTCCTCATCACCCATTAAAGCAGCTGCGATACTAGATGACATAGATGCACACAGAGAAGCTCCACCTATAGCGACTGCTATTAAAGCCATTTTTATTATAGATAAATATTTTTTTTAGAAATCTTCATCAAAACCAATTTCGTCTGATGTGTCATCCATCTTACCATAGTCCCCCACTCTCTTTTCAAAAAAGTTTGTTTTCCCATCTAGGCTAATATTTTCCATAAAGTCAAATGGATTCTTGGAGTTCCAAATTGTGGGCTGACCAATCTGTTTAAGGAGACGGTCGGAAACATATTCAATATATTCTGACATTTTTTCAGAATTCATACCAATGAGATTACAGGGTAGGGCATCTAGGATGAAATTCTTCTCAATCTCTACAGCCTCCTTAACAATAGCGTGAATAGTTTCGGTGGATGGTTTGTTTCTCAAGAGTTTGAAAAGTTCAACAGCAAACTCTTGGTGGAGCCCCTCATCCCTAGAAATGAGTTCATTACTGAAGCAGAGACCTGGCATGAGTCCCCTCTTCTTTAGCCAGTAGATGGCACAAAAACTTCCAGAGAAGAAGATTCCCTCTACACAGGCAAAAGCGAAAAGTCTCTCAGCGAATGTTTTAGACTTGGTGTCAAACCATTTGAGAGCCCAATTCGCTTTTCTCTCAATGCAGTGTACAGTTTGTATAGCTTCAAATAGTTGTTTCTTCTCAGTGCCATCCTTAATGTATTTGTCTATCAATTTGGAGTAGGTCTCACCGTGAACCATTTCATTGTGAGATTGATAGGCATAGAATGAGCGAGCCTCTGAGATTTGCACCTCATCAGCAAAATTATTATTGATATTCTCAAAAACAATTCCATCAGAACCAGCAAAAAAGGCTAGGATATATTTGATGAATTTTTGTTCATTATCTGTGAGTGTTTTCCAGTCGGATAGATCAGATGAAAGATCCACCTCTTCAGCAGTCCAATTAGACATTTGTGCCTTTTTATACAGTTCCCAAAGTTTGGGATACTTCAGGGGAAAAACTGTGAATCGGTTCAAAGTGGGGCTAAGTATGGGTTCATATTCATTTTCAATAAAATCTTGGAAATCAAAATAGGTTCCAATACGACGTCCATCTATAAATATTTGGGGATAGGTGTTAAAAGTACCACCACAAATTTTAGTGAGGTCTTCCCTGTCAATTATAATTTTTTCATGATCCAAACCTTCTGAAACACACAGAGACTCTGCATGGCTACAATATGTACATCCATCCTTTGAATATATAACAACTTTCATCTGTGATATTATCGCTGATAATATTTTGTCCAAAAACTCTAAGCATGATAGTGCCCTCTGAAATAAATGAAAATGATATAGTAAAATTACTGGTGAACGAGGATGGTTTAGAAGACCAAATGTACGGGGTTGTTGGAATGAACACTGGCCTGACATTGGGAGTGAAGTATCTCAACCCAACGGATATTATATACAAGTCTGCTTGTGTTTACAAAATAGACCAAGATATTTTATCTCCAGCTCCTTATGAGAGTGTAATGGAACATTACCCAAGTGGAACAACTTTTGAGGATTTGGATATGAAAAAGTTAGGTACAGATCTATTTGCCTTTTACTCGGAGATTGACATGGAAGACACTGATAGTGAGATGTTTGAGGAGGGTAATACAAGTTCTGAGATGGGTAGTTTTATAGTTTCTGATGGTGAGGTTGAAATGGGTCCACCCCCACCTGATTATGCATCTATAGATCATTCGTGGTCACAGTGGAATCCCTCAACACCTGGTGGAAAAAGTTTTAAAGAAACGGTGGATCTCATTGAAAGACGCCTAAGTGAGTGATGCGTTTTCTAAAAAAACAAAAAAACTCAACACATTCAAAACAATGTTGGCAGCTATATGGTCTGATTTAGACAACCTCTTACACAAAAACAATGAAGAAAAGTCAACAATTATCAATATCAATATTTGCCGTGAGTGTTCAGGAACAAAGGTATTTTCACCAGAGGGTTTGCCTACATGCTCGGAGTGTGGACTGGTGGAAGACAACTACATAGATGATACAGCGGAGTGGACGAGTGGTATTACAGATGATGGAAAGGTGAATGATCCATCTCGGTGTGGTAATCCAAATGCCAACCCGGAGCTATTTTCTCAACATTGGGGTAAGGGGACTATCATTTCTACACAGCATTCGTCATCATATGATAATAAGAGGATGGCGAAGATCAATTTCCACATGTCTATGAATCACAAAGATCGTTCACTTTTTCATGCGTACAAGGATATTGACGAGGCGTGTCACACTTTACCAGAATCTGTCCTCAAGGATGCGAAGATGCTCTATAGGAAGTTTAACGATGAGAAACTTACTAGGGGTGCTGTGCGCCTAGGTATCAAAGCCAATTGTGTTTTGTACGCTTGTAGACTTGCGAAGCATCCTAGGACGACGAAAGAAATTTCGGATATGTTTGGGATTCAATCCAAGGATATCAGTCGTACGACACAAATATTCAAGGATACCATTTTGGGGTGCACGAAGAAGAATTATGTGACCAAAGCGTTTGATGTGATGAATAGGCTCTTAAATTCTTTTGAGGTGTCCAAGGATGAGCGCCTAAAATGTGTTCGTATGTGTAATGCCACGGAGAGTTGTGTAGACTTGATGAGTAAGACCCCCAATAGCGTAGCATCTGCCATCATCTATATGATTCTAAAAAATAAAATTACAAAGACTGAGATGTGTGAAAAATGTTCAGTCTCAATACCAACCCTAAATAAAATAGAAGTAATCATAAAAAAACACTTAGAGGTTAAAGCTTAGATATAGGTACATGATTAAGTTGTTTCTATCTACACCATGTTATGGTGGTTTATGTCTAGAGAAATATATGACTAGTATTATCAAGCTTCAAATACTTTTAATAAAGGAAGGAATTCAACTCTATTTAGATACTACTGAAAATGAGTCTCTCGTTCACCGCGCGCGTAATGTATCTGTAGGTCGCTTCATGCAAAAGACTGACTGTGAATATTTCATGTTTATAGATGCCGATGTACATTTTGACGCGGAGGCAGTGATTCGTCTAGTGAGAAGTGGTCACGATCTCGCGGTGGCGTGTTATCCCAAAAAAGTGATCATGTGGGACCAGGCTGCGAATGCCGTCAAGAGGGGGGATGAGCGCAACATGTCCATGCTCTCTTCAAGTCTAGTGATTAATTTTGGTGCTGCGAATAGACCAGTTGAGAATGGTTTTATTGAAATTCTGGATGGACCCACGGGTTTTATGGTCATCAAGAGATCTGTTTTTAAAACCCTAGAAGAAAAATTTCCAGAGCTGTGGTGCAAGAATGATCACCAAAATAGGGACTTTGATGACTATCACGCAGCATTTGATTGTATGATTGACCCAGGTAATCGTAGGTACCTCTCAGAGGATTACGCGTTTTGTAGACGCTGGCAACAAGCGGGTGGTAAAATTTTTGCCGATGTACAGACAACTCTAGGACATGTCGGGAATCTACCATTCAGTGGTTGTCTAAATGATAGGCTTAAGGCTTAGAGTACAAGAGTATGTATCATGAACATCGTCACAATCATAGTCACTCGTTCAAAATCATGTAGTGTGAAGACATTACATACAATTTTAAGACTTAACATGCTGTGTTTACAAAAGAGTATCAATAATGAGATTACATATGTAAATGATGATCCATTTGAAAAGGCTGAAATTATTCAAAGGTATATGAAGAATCATGAACGCATTATTTTTATTGATTTTGGAATTTCAATGGATCAAGAGTCTATTGAACAATTATTTCAAAAGCATGAAGGAGTGGGGTGTTTAGTGTTTCCCGGGGTAAAGGAGGGAGTTGATTGGAATTTGTTCAAATCCAAGGTGAAGGCTGATTCAAGTGAACCAGTTTCCCAAATGGGTCTACACTTTGACACTGAAGTTGGAAAGCTTGTGTCTGAGAATATACATCAAGTCATTTCTACAGATCCTAGGGCTTGGATGATGAATACCAAGAATGTCATAAAAAATATAAAAGATAAAAAGACTGGAAATTGGAAAATTTACCCAAAAATGTTTGAAAAATTTAAAGAACAGGGGGTGCGAGTTTATGCATTTACAGCAGCTAAGTTGACGATGTCATATACACATGAATGTATAAGTAACATTACGAACGCAGCTGGTGTAACAATTAGTTAAAGTTTAAACACAAATATATATTGAAATGTCTGTACCATCTGAATCACCACTTTACAAACACGTCGTACAATTCATACATCATGTTTGGGGAAGTAAAGATTATTTTCCGGGTCCACAACCCATCTCAATTGAGACTAAACATTTTCCAATTTTGAAGCGTGGTGATTACTTGGTATGTGAAAAGACGGATGGAGAGAGGCACATGATGGTAGCCCTCGTGTACGAGGGTAAGAAGAAATGTTTATTCGTCAATCGGGCTTTTAAAATGTTTGAAGTTTCTCTCAACCTCAAAAAGAGTGCCTATGAGGGTACTGTCCTAGACGGTGAACTCTATGAGGATACTCTCATGGTATACGATGCCGTCCTAGTATGTGGACAGCCTGTATGGAACAAGAGTCTCATGGATAGACTTGAAGCTTCCAGAAGTCTCATAAAGTCCATCATCCAAATGAAATCTGATAAACATCGCATCAAATGCAAAACTTTTCACCATATGAGGGACTTTGAATCATTCATGGATGACTATCTACCCACCGTGGAACAGGTTATAGATGGTCTTGTTTTTACACCTGTGAATGAACCCATTAGGTTGGGGACTCACGAGACTATGTTCAAGTGGAAGCCTCAAGAGAAGAATACAGTGGATTTCATGATGAAGAGGGAACCTTCTCGTGAAACCCCCGGTGCGGTCCCAGGTAGACCAGCTTGGCGACTTTACGTCCAAGAGAAGGGTAAATTGTTTTTTGAATCTGAAATTCCATTTAATAGAATTGAGGATGAACCCTGGTTTGAAGACGGAGCTATTGTAGAGTGTAAGTATATGACTGAGGATTCACCAATGTGGTGGAGACCCCTAAAGAGGAGGTACGACAAGACACACCCAAATAATAGGAGAACTTTTTACAGGACCATCGTCAACATCAAGGAGAACATTCAGATGAAGGAGTTTTTAGATTGTAGACCATAAAATAGTATCCCGCTTCATCGGGTAGCGTGTGTTCTCGGACACTCTCATCATTTATGAAATACCATTTATTCTTTCGTTTCACATAACTTGCGTAATGTCCATCATCTTGATTACCCATGTGTACAGCAGCAGATATGAGGTTGTACTCTAGGGTATCAATTAAAATTTTTTCAATAATCTCAATATGACTCTTGGAATCAAATGAAATCATAAAAACTTGAGGTAATTTTGAAAAAACCATACGAGTCGTGGCGACGTGATGTACTTTACCCTCAGTATCCTCAAAATTCTCTAAAATATTCCAATCCGTACTTTTAGAAAGCATCTTACTCATATCTTTTCCTTGTGAGGTGATCAAATGAATACCAAATTCCTCTTCACTTGATGACTTTCCACCTGGCCATATAGTTTCTTGGGTCTTTTTACCATAAAACCACGCTTTGATGAGAGGTACAGCCCTCTCCAAAATATCAATGATACACATGACAGCCTCTTGTGTATCATGCTGTTGGGTCTCAACAAACCTTGGGAATTTTTCCCTAAACTGAGAAAGAATTGGACCAACATCTACTTTATGTTCACCCCTCTTCCAATATATTCTCACAAGCTTGGAATATTCTCGTGTAAATACACATTCACCCTCATAGGGATACCTGATGAAATAATTCGTCAAAACTGGAATATGTAAAAGGCATTGAAGGGCAGTATTGAAGTAACATGTTTCTCCAAAGTTTTCAAATCCTTTCATTACATTATATGTATAAAAAAGGCTTAAGTAAATGACGCGTAATATTAATGACAAGATGAATATCAAGAATATTACCGATCAGGTTCTGCCTACTTTTGAAGCTCACAAGAATGAAGGTGACATAGAAGTTGAAATTAGGATTGGAAAACATAACGGTTCCCTCTTTGACACGAATGTTGGAAAGGATGCTTGGACCCGAGTCCTCCACGGCTTGAAGAAATTTAAGGGTTGGGAGAGTGTCAAACAGACACAATCAGATGTATACTATAATGATAGCAATAATATTCGCATTACAACTGATGAAGAAACGGAGGAACATGTTATGATTCAAAAAATCAAAGTTGCTAAACATGATTTTAAATGTGACCCTCTAGATGTACGATTCTCGGTATCTAGAGAGATTCCAACCACAGGTGAATACAGTATGGATAGAAAACGGACCAAAGTAAGACATTCATTCGTGCGTAAGAATCTTAGTATTGACATGACTATATCATCGGGTGATAATGTGGATATGGATTCGGAGGAGGAGGCATCGTACCAAATCGAGTTGGAAATTATAAAACCTGGGGATGTAGACACAGTAGATAAACTTTTCAATATCATCAATAAAGTTGGGGATTTAGTAAAATTAATTTAGGTACATATATAAATGTTATACATCGTATTAGCAATCGTTATATTGGCTCTCATGTATGAATCTAAAAAGGCTGAGGGTTCCTTGAGTGAGGGTGCCTCCAAGGATATGTACACTAGAATGCGTAAAGATGGTATGAGCCAAGATGGTTTAAAAAAATTTGTTCAAATGGAGGCTGCATTTCTCAAACTTGAGCAACAATCAGTGAGATCTGGAATACCTTACATTGGTGATGCAATCATACTCTCAAATCTGATAAAACAGACCTTCCCCAAGTATGACTTTTCATATCACACCATACATCTTAAACAGATAGCAGAACCTAATAAGACCATCAATAGGAATATAAAAAATATGTAAGATACATAATTATGGATCATGCATGTTGTAGTTGAGATGCCGGATGAAACTATAGCATTAGGTCATTGTCAGGATGAAGGTGAACTGATCATAATACAACGAGACGATAAAATTGAATATCATATATCGTGTAAACTTTTAATACATATATACACTGTAGCAACTATCGCAAAAATTTATGGATCCCACAAAGTCTCAGATTTAATACATGCATTTTTATCATTTATAACTTCAATATGTGTACATAGTAATAAATTATTAACTCTAAAATTAATATTTATACATTCAACATATCTCATATTTTATATACTAGTTGTATCGGTAAATAGAATATGGGTTGATGTTATTTTTTATGGCATTCAATTATTAATTATTTTAAACACTCTCAATTCAGCTACAATTATACATTATTCATAAACTTTGACCATGACTTTTTGTAGGCATTAAGTTTCTTGTTTGAAACTGGTCCCTTTTGGTTCATGATGTAACTGACAGCGGCACGGCGATACGCATTCCTTAGCTTGTAATTTATACCAGTGACATTAATCTTGTTTGAGAGATATTTCTTTTCCATATTATTCTTTCTCTCAAACTTCCACCTCCCCACAACCTGTTTCTTTATACTATCAACATCCCTCTTGAATGGAATACCCAACTTATTACCCTTGTTGAGAACTGTGAGAGACTTTTTCATATTCTTGACGTCATCATCCAAAGATGGCTTGTACCGTTTCATCCACCTCTCACCATAGAGCTTGGCAATATCCTTACGAATGGAGTTATCATCTAGACCCCTCTTCTTCAATACTTCAAGCCTTTTGGTGTTCATCTGCACCTTCTTCACATTCTTCTTGGTAGGTGGTGGGGGTGGGGGTGTATTTGGTTTCTTGGGGACGGCTAGATTATTTCTCGACATTTGAATCTTTTTACATAGAGATACCTTGGTCTCACTAGCGTTTAGGGGGATCTTGAGGATCCTCGCAACTCGCATGAGTTCAGGCTTCTTTAAATTGATACATAGAATCTTACCAACTTTGAATGTCTTATTCACACCTGTTAGGGTTATATTCTTATTGTTGTTTTTGAAGGTTGGTACAGATGTCTTGGCCTTAATCCTATCACAAATCTCCTTCTTTGTGGAGGCCCTAGTACCGTTTTGAACCTTTGTCCTAAAATCAACCACACCCATCTTCCTAGCAAGGTTCACAAGTTCTGGCTTCTTGAGCCTCTCACACTTTTTACCCACTATCTTGAGTGCGTTTAGTTGATTATTAGTGAGAGGAGTCTTGGACTTGGGTTTGGGACTAGGAGTCTTGGACTTGGGACTAGGAGTCTTGGACTTGGGTTTGGGACTAGG